TTGTATTAAATGCTGATTGCTTGCTTACACCCATTGACCAAATAGCCACATAAGGTGCTTCAATGCCATCGTCAACTAGAACATTGCAATAGAAACGAAGACGTGCTCTCCAGCCAGCCTTTGGATCTTTACGATGCATTTCTTCTGCCCAGTCACGACCTTCTGATTCCATAGTATCTACAGCCTTACGCTTATAGTCTTTTGGATTTGTATGTTCTTTTACAACTAGAGCAAGACCACGCTCTGCATTATAGTTTGCAGAATCTTCATCTAGTTCCTCAATGAAACGGATTTTTACTGATTGACCATCGGCAAGTTTTAACCATCTTACCTTTGGTGAGTTTTCATCATATTTTGGCTTGTCGAGCAGGGCATTGATATTTTTGAGTCCCTTTACTACGCTCATATTTTTCTCCTTCTGTTTGTTATTTTAGTTTAGCATAGATGATATAGATTTGTCAAACTGAAACTCAATGCTTTTAATTGCATCATCATCCATATCTCCTATGTCTTTATATTTTTTATCTATATTGATTACGCTAACCAATGAGCCAAGTTTTTCAATTAACTTATCTCTCATTATTGATCCAGCCTCATCATTGTCTGCAACAAGTACAACGCTATTGAAGTACTTTTCTAACAACTTAATCTGTGACGCAGATACGTTAGCCCCCAGTGTTGCAACTGCTGGGAATCCTACTTGGTCTAGTCTGATTGCATCAAAAGATGATTCAACAACATATACTAGACTAGATGTTTTAACTCTATGTAAATTAAATAATATTTTGCCTTTTGGAAGTCCTGGTGTATTTTTAAACTCTTTGCCTTCGATTGACCGACCAACAAACCCAAGAGTCATTCCATCTGGGGAATGAACTGGTATAGTAACCATGTCCTGTTTTTCAGAGTATCCCAAAGAAAACTTTTTTACAGATTCTTCTGTTATAAGCCTATTAGAATAATATCTCATTGCTCTTGGAGCCTCTAAGGCTTGGTTGTTTAATCTTTTAATTAATACTTCATCATATTGAATAAAGTCTGGTGGAGCATACATAGCCTTGTTTATTACACTTTCAATGTTTGTTTCTGTCTCTTTGCTTTTTATATACCGTGCTGTTTCAAAATATGTTCTTCCAGTTATAAACATAACAAACTCTTCAAGATTTTTTGTAGTTTGACAGCCAAAGCAAAAGAACAATCCACTATCTTTTGCAACTTCAGCAGCAGGGGTTCTAGTATTATTGTGATATGGACAATAGATAATAAAGTCATTGCCAAATTCTGCCTCTATATCAATTCCTGCACCATTTAGAACTCTTTGAATTTGTTCTTTGCTATAAATATTACTTGCCATCTTCGTAATCCTTATACCTGTAATAACCTTTATCAAAATCTACCTGCACTAAAAAGTCTCCCATAAATCCATTACGATTTTTTCTAAATACACACTCAATAATATCACTGTTGGTAGCACGACCAAGAGCCATTACCCAGTCAGCATCGTAGGCAATCTGTCTAGACCATGCGGTTTGTCCAAGAGTAGGAGCACTGCTTAAATCTTTTACATCATCAGGGGTAGCAGATGAAATAGCAATGATAGGAACTTCTTCGCCAATAGCCATAAGTTTAAGTTCTCTTGAAAGGTTTTTCATTCGTACCGTTTCATTTTCAGACTTTTGGTTTGGAGACATAAGTTGTAGATAATCTACTATAACGAAGTCTGGTTTATATTGATCTATTTTTCCACGAACTACAGATGGGTTAACTTCACCACCATTGTCATTTGAAATAATATGAAACTCTGGTTTTCCTGCTACCTTATTAGCATGCCAATTCTTAAGCATATCAAGTTCTATTTCACCATTTGACAACTTACGATGAGACCAAAGACCCTCACCCATAATTGCAAATACACGATTACGAACTTCAGTCTCAGACATTTCTAAAGATATTACTAGTGGAGACTTGCCTTGCTTCCATGCTTGAACTGCAAAATAAAGAGCAAGCCAAGACTTTCCAATTCCTGGATAAGCAAGAAACACACCTAGTTGTCCTGGCATAATTCCAGAAGGAAGGTAGTTATCAAATCCTGGTAAACCTGTTTTAATTCCAATTTGACCAGTTAATTTTTGTTCTTGAATCTTTTCAAAATATGCAAGGGCGGAGTCAAGATCTGTAGCATCAATATCACGAATAGCAGAGGTATTTTTCTTTAATTCAGAAGTCTTTGTAATAAGACCATTAAGTGCTTCTGTACCATTACCACCTTGTACTTCACCTGCTGCTGACCTTAAAATATCTTTTAGGCTATCGTTTAAATATTCCGTTTGCAATTCTTCAAGGTGATGCTTTGTTGCTCCAACACCCTCTACTGGAACAAAGTCTCTAAATTTTTCTACAACTAAAGATGCTGGTGGAATGGACCCATTATTATCAAAGTATAAACGAATAAAATTCCATACATCATTATGAGTTCTAAGAAGGTTTTCTACGTTGGCTTGTAATAATACATGCATTTGTTTATCTTGTAATACCGCTGAAATAACTCTTGCTTCTGTATTATTCACTTAACCACCTTCTTGCTAGCGTTCTTCTCTCAGTTCTTTCTTTAATATCTTTTTCTACATCTAGTTTACCATTAAGAATTTTTTCTGCGTTATAAGCAAAATAGTTCCAACTAGGCTCTTGTGCAATGCTAAAATAATATTCAAGTAAATCATAACAAGCAGAAATGCCATACGACTGTATAAGGGAGTCAGCGGACCACTGCTCTACGTTTAAATTTAAAGATGGCTTTTGCTCATACTTTGCGGTATGCAACTTGCTATATCTGCTAAGCAAAGCCATTCGGTCTTTGCGTTCAGCCATTATTCTATTTCAGCAGCCTCTGATTGAGCCTCTTTAATTTTTTCTGTTAGTTTATCTTCGACAAACTTATATACTCTCTCAAAAGCCTGCTCTGTGTTTTCACCTTCACGCTTAGAGTCAACTACGCCAAGATCAAGTCTTAATGACTGGAAATTGCCTAAGTTAAGAGTATAGCCAAGTGTTATTGATACCTTTGTATTTTCGTTTTCCATTACCCCACCCATTCTTGAATTTAAATATTCTCTGACCAAACAGGAATAAATCTTCCATCTTCAGTCTTCGTATATGTAAGTATACCGTCACCCATTCGCCTTGTCAACTCTTGGCTTGTAGGAATACTATTATTTGTTATTAATCCGTCTTTTCTGGGCTGCCCCATATGTCTAGATCCCAGTATAGCACGTATCTCTTTTATGTGCTCTTCTGAGTAATAAGATCTTATTTGCCAACCTCTTTGACCATTTATTTTTGCTCCAATTGGTGATGGAATAATTCCATTTTTAATTAATTTTGGCACATACTTTCTATGACGATTAACTAATTTAGCAGTCTCTGCAACAGTATATGCTCTTTGTCTGTTTCTTCTAAAGTCTGTGCGAAGACATGTTTCATGTCTATCTTTAGTAATATTATAAAACGTAACCATTCCAGTAGAACGAGAACTGTGATACAACCTTACTAAGTCTTGGTTTAAAAACCAAAGTTTTTTACTACCCTTTATTACAGGGTCGTTATTGTATTGTTGGCTCTGGATTTTTCCCTTTGCAGTATCCATCTACCTTGCCCACTTTCTGACGGAGGATGAAAAAAATTACGTGAACCACACAACATACAAAATGTTTCTAAATGATCTACGCTGCTGTACTGTCTATCAACAAACATGCGACCATTACACTTTTTACAAAAAATCATACCTTGCCTTTAGTTTTAGTTTGGGATGCCGATAATTATTAAATTAACTGCTAAAGATAAATCACCAGATGCACCAAATCTAACAATTCCTTCTACCTTTGACGTTGTTACTGTTTTTAAAATAACGCTTACATTTTGTCCAGCAGGAGTATTTCCTATGTTTACTGGAGTTGCTGTTGCTATTGGTTGATATTTAAAGTCACTTGGAAAGTCATAAGAAAATGATTTTTCAGATGCTGCGGTAACAGTAGAGTTATTTGCTACCTCTACATAGCCACCTATCATACGAACCTCAGATGTTTTAACGCTTTGCTTTCCAGCGCTAACTGTATCTACTGTTGTATAGTTATAGGTTGCTGAAGAAACCTCTGTAGATAACTGATTTACTGTATCAACTAACTTGTAGATGTATGGAACATCTAAAGGTTGACCACGTTCTGGTAACGGTACTTTTGCCATTTATTCCTCCTATTTAATTATACCAAAGACTCTACGCCAGAGTCGAAGATAACTAACGATTCTTTTACTTGTTTTATTGATGATGCTATTTGTATTTTTACACGAACTGACGTTGTTCCTGTATTTAAAAATGAGTATGTATGAGTTGGGCTTGTTCCGTGATAAGCAAAAGATCCAGAATCAAATTTTACAAATATATCGTATGCTGGTCTATTTAATTCGTCATCCCAAACAGCGGTAATTATAGATTCAGTTATTGACAAAGCACCATTAACTGCTTCTGTAGGAACCGCATTTGTAACAAATGTTGGAGACCAATGAGATGTTCTGTTTTTATCTTCAGAAATAATTCTATATCTTACGACATATCCTGCAGTTTCTGAATCTACTGGCGGCAAAGATTCTTTTGGAACAATTGCTTTTTTGACAGCCATTATGTTACACCAATAGAAAATCTAAACTCAACATAGTTACTAGTATTAGGAGACTTAATAATTGTTTCTGCGTTATCATTTTTAATGATTGAGTATCCTGTTAAACCATAAAGTGGATTAACTGTAGCAACATTTTCTAGTCTCATTGCATCTAATGCTATGTAGTAATTTTCTGAAGGAACTCCGCTATCAATAACGCATGCATATATTTTAACTACGGTTACAGCGCCCCAAGTAAAGTTTGCACTTGTATAAAGTTCTTGTAGTTGTTTTGATATTACAAAATATCTGTTTGTTTCAAAATCTGCAATAGAGTTTTCTAAATTTCCAGAACTTCCGTGATTAATTTCTGCTTCAAACCTTGCAAACTCTCCAGTAGTCGTATCTGTTGATGCAAAATCAACTAAAATTCTAATTGTTTCTGGAATTGCACTGGAGTTTCCATTTTTACTTATTAAAGAAAATGCCAACCTAAGTTCATCTATTGGAGAGTTTCTTGTAAAATCAACATTTGCTCCAGTTAAATGAATATGGTTTGATCCTTCTTCAATTACAAAGTGATCAAGAGTTGGACC